GGGCCCAGCCGCTGGCTGATCCGCATCGCCTCGTAGTCCGGCAGGCCGCCGAGCTGATCCGGGAAGAGCACGCCGCGGATCGACATCTCCGGCCGCGAGAAGCCCTGCATCTGCGCACCGTCGACCATGCCGAACCGCGGCACGTCGACCCAGGTTGCCTCGGTCGCCGTGTCGATCTCCTGGCCGTTGAGCCCGACCACCTGAAACACGTGAGGACCGATCGCCATCAGCGCGCTCATCATCACACCGTGTCGAACAGGGACGAGGAACTATTGCCGAGCTTGGCCAGCTCGCGGGCGAACTTCCGGGTGTTGTCCACCCCATGCAGGTTGAGGCTCCCGATATGGAACGAGCTCCCGAGCCCCGCGCGCTTGCCGCTCGGCGCTGCCGGCGCCGGGGCCGGCGATGCGCCACCGCTTCCGCCGCCGGCACCACCGGCCGAACCTCCGCCACCGCCGAACCGAGGCGAGATCTGCGGCGACACCGAGAAATTCCAGATCGCCCGAACTTGCTCGGCGGCCGATCGCGACGCCTCGACCGCCTTACTGCCTTCGGTCGTGACGGCTTGCGTGATCCGGCGCATCGTCGTCTCGGCCTGATCGGCTGCCGCTGGAGGGACGGGCGTGTAGTTGCGCGCGGTCGGCCGCGGCACGGGCAGCGGAATGCCGGAACGATGGCTCCCCGGCACCGGCGTATAGTTCGGCACCTCCGGCAAAGGCGTCATCGGGCCACGCGCCGGCCGCATCGCGCGCTGCTCGGCCTCGTATTTGGCCTTCGCGCGCTTGTAGTCCTCCATCTGGTTGCGGCCCGAGAAGTCCGAGAGCTTCGGCGCTCTGGCTCGCAACGCTTCACGCGTCGCGCGGGCGTGCTCGTAGCTCTGCATGCGGCCGGGAAAGCGAGACTTCGGGCCGGCCGGCTCGTCGGCGCGCGGCTGCTCCGGACCCGGCTTATTGCCTTCCGCGCCGGGCCCTTTGCCGATCCACCTCTCGAACATCGACAGCAGCGATTCCGTCGCGGAGTTGAAGCCCTTCGAAGCACCCGTTGCCCGGTCGATTTGGTTGGCGACCTCAGTGGCGGCAGTCTTGATCCGCTCCCAATGATTGGCGACCGTGGAGAGCTGGATATTGAGGCTGGACTGCATTTTCCCCTGCCAGTTGGCGGGGTCATGAACAAAGTCGAGCTGCTTCTTGATCTCCTGGATCGCCTGCGCTGCGCGGGCCGTCTCGTCCTGCCAGCCCTGACCGAAGATGGCCGACAAAACCTCCACCTTTTTGGTTTGTTCGAGCTTATTGATGGCCTCGAACACCTTCATGATGGTGCCCGTCGCGTTCGTCTTCATGCCTTGCGCAAGGTCTTTGGTATTAAAGCCGAGCCGCTTCCAGGCCTCCTTGACCTTGTCACCTTTGGCGTTCGATCCAGCGATATCGAAGGCGAACGCGTTGAACCATCGGGACGCGACTTCCTCCTGCATACCGGAGGACCTAATCGCTGTTAGGATGGCCAGCGTGTCGTCGTACTGCACGCCGGCCGCCTTCGCGGCGGCGCCCGAGCGGTGGAACATCTCCACAATGTCCCGCTCTTTGGCGGCAGAGTTAAGACCGAGCGCGCTGATCTTGTTGGCGAGCTGGTCGATCTCCGGAAGCGTCATATTTGTTCCGGCCTTGATTTCGGCGATGCGCTGCGCGGTCTCCCTCGCGGTGGTGCCCCAGCCCACTGAGGCGCGTGTGGTTAGTTCGACGAACCGGGTCAGGTCCTCTCGCTCGATACCTGCTGCACCGGCTTCCGCGGCCTGTTCGAAAATCTCGGCTATAGACAGTCCGTATTTGCGGGCCTGCGCTCGCAGTTGCACCTGGAGCGCCTCCAACTGCTCCGGCGTCCCCTCGACCTTTTTTCGAACCTCCGCCCACGCCTTGTCCTGGTCGACGACGGTGCGCACGCTGTTAGCTGCAGTCCGGTAGGCCAGATAGCCGGCGCCGACGACGCCGAGCATGCGAGCGCCTCCGGCGACCAGTGCGCCCGACATGCCGCCGCCGCTCGCGGTCGGCCGCTTCAGCCCGCCGCCGGAGCCATCCCCGCCGACACCATGCCCCTCTGTCCGCACACGGCGCAGGCTGCGCGCCAGGCTCTCGGCCGCGGTGTTGGCGCGCCGCAGCGATGCCACCAGGCGCTCGGCACGGGTGCCGTCGAGCTGCCGCAGCGCATTGACCACTTGTCTCAGTGCGCGCTCGCTGCCAAGCGCCTCGGTCTTGCTCTTGCCGAGACCACGCGCCAATCGATCGGCCTTTGCCGGATCTAGCTTCTTTGCGCCGGCCGCGGTCTTCTCCAGCGCAGCGCCGGCTGCAGTCGCCTCGGTTTTGGTCTTGGCGATGTCGCGGGCGAGCTTGTCGGCCTTGGCGCCGTCGAGCTTCTTTGCCGCAGCGGAGACGCCTTCCAGCTCGCGCTTGGCTTCCTTGGCAGGGCCGCCGAGCTGATTGATCAGCCGGAGCCGGAGAGCGACGTCGAGATTGCTCATCGGTCGCCCCTCAGCACGCCCCAGGTCTGGCTGTCGATGTCATTGGCTTCGCACCACCACAACAGGACTTCATCCCACGTCATCGCCATCACGGCAGGCAGCGGCGTCGACAGCACCGAGGCGACCCGCGCGGCAAAGCCGCGCCAGTCCCGCATGCTCACGGCAAGCCGAACGCCTCGCGCAGAACACGGGGCAAAAAATCTTTGCCCTCCGCGATCAGGCGATCGCCATCGTCCGAGTCCATGGCGCGCAGCACCGGCGCCGGCAGCCCCGTCATTTCGGAGAACACCTCGTAGAGATCGCCGTGCCGTCCTTCGTCGACCAGCTTGTCGACCGCCACCATCGAAAGCCGCCGGATCTGCACCTCTGTGACCGTGCGTCCATCGAAATCGAATGCGTGGTCGATCGGCACGACCTTGCTGCGCGGATCACGGAATGACAGCTCGGCGACCAGGGGCGGCTTGCTCGTCGCGGCTGCCGGCGTCGTCTCTGTGGCACCGGACACATCAGCACCGTTGCGGCGAACGTAGTCGGGCGATCCGGGCGGCGGTGCGACGGGCTTAAGCGCCGACTCGGTGTCGACCGGCGGCGGCAGTACTTCGGCCATGAAAAGCTCCTTAAAAGCCCTCGAAATGGTGGCCCGGATACGCGCCGGGCCGTCGCCTACTCGAACCGCGGTGGCGGGGCCTCAAGGGTCATTCCCGCCGATTATGGCCGCTTGCCTCTGGTTCTTTCGCTCGGGATTCCTCAGCCGGAGATGCGCAGGATGCGGTTCTCCGCATCGGACGACGCCGACGCCAGATAGCCGGTCCGCATGTTGGTCTTGAACCGGAAGCCGGCGATGATGCCGTAGCCCTCGATCACGTCCTCGTAGTCGACGATCGACCCGATGTGGTACGCGTAGCCGTTGAGGCCACGGCCCTTCATCTCGTCGGGGTCCGCCTCCTGGAACAGGCCGCGCATGGTGACGATGCGCTCCCGCTTGGTGCCGTCCATTTCGTCGACCATCAGCTCGTAGATGGTGTAGAGCTTGACCTCGCCAAGGCTATAGCCGAACTGGCCCAGCACCGCGGGCGGCGCTCCCTTCAGGTTGAAGGACAGCTTCAGCGGCTCGATCGCGCCGAGCGGCACGTCGAGCTTCATGATGCCGCCGCCAGCCAGATGATCTTCGGTGATGACCTTCGGCGACGGCAACTTGTAGCTCGCCAGCGACAGGAAGGTGTTGACGCCTTCGCAGTACAGGTTGCCGGCCTTACGCACGAACTCCATCGGTCGACTCCTTATGCCGCAAGCGTGATCGCGTCGTAGCCACCCAGCGCTCGCTGGATGTCCGAGGCGAGGATGTCGAAAGCCGGCATGTACGGGCGCATGCCGAACACCATGTCGGAGATGATCGGGGTGTTCTCGTGCGGCAGCTCGATCCGCAGGATGCCCTGGCGCATGTTGGCGTTGGGGTTCAGCGCCCGATCGAAATAGCGCGTGTAGCCGAGCACGACGCCGAGCGCGACCAGCTCGTCGAGGAAGTACTCCACGGTCTTGACGACCTGCAGCGCGTTGTGAGCCGTGAACAGCTCGCCGCGCCACTTCCGCACCGCCTGCGGCAGCGAGGCGCGGATCGCATTCTCGGTGCGAACCTTGTTGATGAAGCGCCAGTTGCTGTCGTTCGACAGCGTCTCGGAGCCGAACAGCTCCTTGCCTTCGATGAAGGTGTTGATGCCCTGGTTGATCAGGAAGTTGGCTTCATGATCCTGCTCGCCGTCGTAATAAGAGATCGGCCGCGCGGTGCCGACGATCGCCGAGGAGGTCTGGTTTTCCGGGCTCCAATACGGCCCGCCGCGCTCGCGATCGCGCTTGGCGAACAGCGCCGCGACGGTCGTGGAAGCCGGACGGGTCAGGATGGTGTCGTCGGAGCCGTCCTGGACGACGAACCGGCGCACCGCCGGGTCGATCGCGTACAGGTAGCGGCCGTTGTCGCGCTTCAGCCGCTCGGCCCACAGCGCAGCTTCGGTGCGGCTCAGGTTTGGCGCATCGACGGGGCTGAACCCCAGCACACGCTTGGCGACGGCCGAGTTCGCCAGTGCCACGGGGTTTGCGACCGGCCCAACCGACACTTCACCGGCCGCGCCGGAGCCATCGCCCATGATCGTCATCGTGCAGGTGTTCGGAATACCAAAACCGGCGTCGTCGATCACGACGCTCACCTTGCCGCCGGCGATCACGCAATGCCCCTTGGGCTGTACCACGGCGCCGGGCGCATTGAAGGTCACCGTGGCCTGCGTGTAGTCGCGCCCCTGGTCAATCATGTTGGCGACGGTCGCGCCGATCGGCGACTCGTTGCAGTAGCCCGGGGTGATGATAATGCCGGGACGCACCGCGGTTTGCGCCCGCGCGTCGAGTAGCCCCCACACTCCGGTGCGATCGGACGGATCGCCGATCACAGCGCCGAGCTGCTCGTTGCGGGCGGTCGCCTTGGGTACCCGCCGAATGATCATGCTGGCGTTGATGCCCTCGGACAGAATGTCGTCGATCGCCATCGACAATTCGCCGGCATCGCCAAGCGTGGCGATCTTGTCGGCCTCATCGCCGTACAGATGCACATTGGTTTCGAGCGGGAAGATCGCCGGGTTGGCTTCGTCGGCCGGGGCGACGATGGCGATCGTCGAAAAATCAGGCACCTGAACGGTGCGGGCGTCCTCGCCTGCGTCGATGAAGCGGACGCCGTGGTTCTTCGTCAGCGCAGCCATTGCGGAGGGCCCCTTGACCTGATCTCGGTTCGGGGGTGACCGTAGGAAGCGCTGACGTAAGTGGGGCCGCTGTCAGCTGACAGCGACCCTAGACCGTCACGCAAACGCGGCGTCAATATCTGCTGTGGTGGTAATCGCGCCGGCCGCGATCTGGTCCTTGATCCAGCGGGCCTTGAAAATCAACTCTTGCTTCCGGGCGGCCTGGGCCTTGCCCAGCTCGATCACCGTCAGAGCATCCATCTGGACCTTGGAATTGTCCATGGCGATCCACTCGAAATCAGCAGTCGGATCGGCCCAGCGATAGTCGCCCGGTTGTGCGCCGGACGCCAGCGCCAGCGACGCCATCAGCGCCGCCCCGATGATGTTCTCACGATCGGTCGGCCGTGTCTGATAGACGGCACCGCCGAAGGTCACGCCGCCGTCGATCAGCTCATCGCGGCGGGACATGGTGTAGGCGAGCAGGTCAATTGACGGCACATCAGGAGGCAGCGGTGTATTGCCGGCAGCCATCCACCTCTGAAAGGCGCGGTAATCGCCATTCGCCTCATCTTCGGGAATCAAGGCCCTATCGGCGATCCTGATCACGCCGCCTGATGCGGCTAACCTATAATCGGACATTTACCGGATCTCCGCGTCAGCGGCGTAACTGCAGGAGTAGACGATCGAGCCGGTTGCAGTTGCATAGCCCGCCAAGCTTAATCCAACTACGCCCGAGGCCAAAACACCCGCACCGGTGAGGTTCGAGACAGTCAAAGTGGATGTGGTGAGGGTGGGAGTGACACGCTTCTCGGCCTTGAACGGCTGAACGGATCCGTAGCCGTTTCCGACGTACTGGTAGCCGATCCATGTCGCCAAGCCCGTTTCGAAGAACTTCCGGCAGCGCGAAAGCTCAAGCTCGTCCGGAAGACGGACAAAGGGCGTTGCAAGTGATCCATGCTCTAGCCTGACATCGGTGATCTCGATGTAGTCGTTTGCCGAGCCGGAACCTGAAAAATTTCCGGTGGCAAAGAGCACGGCAAGCTCCCGGGCGCTGTTCGGAATCGTCACCGTCAACGAGAACATCTGAAGATCTGTCGTCGGGATGAAGCTCGCCTGCTGGAACGAATAGCCGGACCAGGAAAACAGCGCGCTCACCCCTTCGTTCAAGCCGCTGCCGCTGATGATGTAGGCGCTCAATGTACTCGCTGAGTAAGCAGAGCCTTTGCGCGCCTTGAAGCTCAACGTTACGACCCGACCAGCGAGGTCGCCGCAGCGCTCAAAGACCTGAACTGCGTTGAGCTTTGACGCGAAGTTTCCGGCTTTTCGAGATAGTCGAAGACACCAAGGGCTCGCTGCGACGTTTGTGGAAAGAACTTGCGCCTCCAACGTCCCCGACGGGGCAGCCGATGACGTAACCGCCCATCGATCTGCCGAGAAGGTCCAGGAGGTCGTGATCGGAACGGCCGCGCCTGCATTCCGCTGATCAATAGAAAAGCTGCCGTTGTAGACCAACGGCAACTCGCTGAGGGCAACGTCAGCAGCGGGCAAAAGTAGATTCGCCCGCCCCTGGTCGATCTGCGCCCCAGTGTACGTAAACGGCACATCGAGTCGTAGCCGGGCCGCGAGTGCAGTGATCATGGCAGCTTCCAGCGTGTCGCTGGTGGCCAGCCGCGTGGCGATTTCCTCTAGGGTGTCGTAAGCCGCCGGCGCCGACCCCTTCAATGCTGACAGCGCCGCAGCGACAAAGGCTGTAGTCGCGATCTGCGTGGTGCTCGTACCAAGCGTTGCAGTCGGTGCCGTAGGCACGCCGGTGAGGTGGGCATTCGCGATCGGGGCCTTCGCCGCATCTAGTGCGGCGATCAGCGCCAGCAACTTCGCCAGCGTGTCGCCCGACGCGTCTACGCCGCCGCGCAGTTCGCCGAGGATCGCGATCCGCCGCTCCGGCGTTAGGAACTGGCGGCCGTCCGCCTCTTCCTGAACCGATGCCGCCGGGACGCCCGTCCGGTAATCCGTCAGCAGCGCCTCGATCTCGGCCGCACGGGGGGCGATCTCTTGTTCGATGACGCGCAGCACACGTGCCACCAGCGTGTCGGCACCGCTGCCGAGCTGCTGCAACGCCAGCTCCACCGCATCGAGCCGCAGGTCGACGTCGAACCGGAACTTGTTTTCCGTCGGCAGGACCTCCGACGTCTTTGCGATCCGATAGTCCGTCTCGAATTTGCGCATTGAACGCTCTCTGGAGGCGGCTTCAAACCGCGCTGTAGCCGGTGATCTTTGCGCCGTGTTCGGAGACGAGAAGCTTCTTCAAGAGCGCGCCGGTCACCTCCGTTTCGGACTGCATCCCGAAGCCGACGCCGAACGCCTTGAAGCGGCCGGACGCCTTGACGGCGTAATAGGACTCGTCGGCAATCTCGACGGGGTCAGCAGTTTCGGTCGTGGTCTTCTTCGTGGCCATTTCTCACTCCGTGGTCTGGACGCGCCGCTCGACGTGGAAGGTCACGCGCGGGTTGTTGGTGGTGCCGATGAAGTCGATTTTGCAGCTGCTGATGCCCGGCGCCGCGAAGGTGAAGGTCCAGATTTTCTCGACCGCATCGGCTCGCACCAGCCCGTCCGGCCCGATCACCGGCTTGGTCTCGACCGCATCGTGCGTCTTCAGCGTTGCGTAGCCGGCGCCGTGCAGCAGGCGGGCTGCGATGGTGTGCCGCGCCGCATTCCAGGCGCCGATCGTCGCCTTGACGTAGACGGTGTCGAGGCTGCTGCCGAAGGCGATGACATCGGAGATGTGGCGGAGGTCATCGTCTGCACGGAATAGCTCGACCTCGCTCGCCCCCATGTCGAGGATCGGCATGGCCCATTGGGTACCGGTCAGCACAAGCCGGAAGTCGTAGTAAGGCGTGACGCCGGAGCCGAACAGCGTATCGTCACCAGCCGGAGCGGCGATCTTCTGCCAGGCGCCGCCGACCTGGAGCTGAAACTCCCGCTTGGCGTTCTCCGGCACGACTTCGGCGTTGCGGATGCGGATGTTGTGTATGCCGCCGTCGAGGTTGATGCCTTGCAGCAGCACCGTGAGCTGCGTGAGCGGGAACTGGCAGAACTCGGTGACGTGGCAGAGGTCGCGGGTCAGATCGCCGACGAAGAACGCGCCGTCCGTGGTCTCGAAATAGTTGCCGGAGAGGAACTTCTGCCCCTCCGCATAAGCCACCGTGACGTCGCCGGTGGTGGCGAACAGGTAGGCGTAGCGCTTGCCGGCCTGCAGCAGCACCGGGATAGACCACGGGAAACGGGTCGCTTCAGGGAAGGTCTTGAACTGCGAGGCTGCCAGCGTCGTCTTGGTGAGCATACGGCCCGGCAGCGGCACACCGTTCTCGCCGCACTCGACCAGAGCTGCGGTGACCTCGGCGCCGGCCGACCAGGATTCGATCGCCAGCCGCATGCCGGGCGACCAGCGGTCCTGGCTCTGCAGCCAGCTCTGCGACTTCATCACGCCCTGGATGGTATGCGAGACCGGCGCATAAACGTTGTAGGGCGTCTCCACCGTTGTGGTCCAGAACTTGCGGACGCGCAGGATCGCGTGGCCGAGCCCCCATTGGAATTGATCGTTGGTGTATTGCGCCAACTGGTAGGTTTCGTTGCCAATGCGGAAGATGCCCTTGGCCGGATCGTACTGACCCGATTGCCACCACGCCGAGTTGGTGCAGGTTTCGAAGTAGTCGCCGTAAGCCGTCTCCTGGCGGCTCATCAGCATCTCGGTCAACTCCATGGTCTGGTAGACCGTGCCGCCGAGCGGCGTCGAGCCGGCCCGCTCCCACAACTTGATGCCTTCGACCACCTCGTACTTCGGGCAGATGATGCCGGCGCTTGCGTGCATCAGGTTGCCATCGTTCGGGTTGTAGAGGGCCAGCGGGCGCTTGTCCTGATTGGCCGCGGGAAAGCGGATGCCCTCCAGGACGCGGGCCTTGTAGTCCACATTCGCCGGGTCGCTCTCGCGCTCGTCCAGGAAGTTGTCGGCGCTGTATGGCGAGCCGGTGTCGGGGATGTCGAGCCGGTCCTTGATCGCCGCAAGGTCGCCTTGCATCGCCTGCACGGTGATGCGCGAGACGCTCGATTTCAGCAGTCGAGCAAGCGCCGCAAGGTCATTGCGCAGGCCCGCCATTTCCTGATCGACCAGAACGAGCCGAACCAGCAGAGCGGTGTAAGCCGCGGCCAGTTCGTCGAGCTCCGGCGCCTCGTTGGCGGTGCGCATCGTGACGCTCTCGATGCCGCTCGTTGAGAGCAGGATGTCGGCGATCGCCACCGTGCCGAGCGGAATCGAAGGCTTCACCGGGTTCAAGGACGGTGAGCCCGCGTACGCCTGCAGGATGGCATTACGAACCTTGGCGCGCGCTGCGGTCTTGACGATCTGCTGAACCACAAACGAGCCGTCCGACTGCGGGACTTCCTGCTCGTACTTGCGGCCTTCAGTGTAGCCGTCCTCTTCGCGGCCCTGGCCGATTAGCGCCACCCACACCTTCTGGCCGGCGGTGAGCGGCACGTATTCGGCCAGCGACATCGGCAACGTGGCTTCCATCGCGTACATCGCACCGGCATCGTAGATGCGGCCTGGCGCAATCTCGATCGCCGAGACGTTGGTCTTCAGCGTGGTGAAACCCTTGTACATGCGGCCTGAGACCAGGAGATCGCCGGTCAGCTGGGAGATGCCCTGTTGCGGCCACTGGCCCATGCGGCCCAGATCTTCCTCGGTGCCTTCCTGGTCGATATCCCAGGTTACGCGCTTGAACATGATCGCTCCCTTCAGATGCGGATGATGGCACCGGCGCGAACGTTCTCCGGCAATCGAGCAAGATCGCCGTAGGTGATCGGACGGACCGAGTTGATGTCGAGATAGACGGTGTCGCGAGCGGCCTGCGTGACCGCGAGCGCGTTGATGGCTTCGGCGATGCGTGCTTCCGGGCCGACCTTGACGAAGCGACCAACCGGAAAACCGTGCTTGGGCGGTCCTGCAAGATGCGCCAGCACCGTCGCGGTGAACGGTGCGCGCCTGATCCGCGTGCGGCCGATGCGGTTGCGCATGCGCCCGCCGTACTCCGGCCGACTGCCGTCAGCGAGTCGGATCGACAGATAGGCCAGCTCGTCCGCCCTGTTGCGCTGAATGCCGCGGCCCTTACGAGCCCGGCTGATGAACCAGCCGCGGCCGGGCGGCATCACGTCCCACATCTGCCGCGGCACGACGTCGATTGCCGTGAGGCCCGGCGACACGGCATTCGGCCGGAAGACATCGACGCCCGTCGAGAAGCTCAGCGAGATAACGCGCTTGCCGTTCGCCTTGCCGTCGCCGACGAACCGGCCGCGGAGCCGCTTGCCGACCTGGAAGGTGTTGCGCAGCGGCGCCGGAATGACGAGACGCTCCGGATCACTCAGGAGCCGTCCAAAGCTGTCGATCCGCACACCCTCGAACACGAGGCGCTGCACCGATCCATCGGGCCGCCGCAATTCGGGCCGCCGACCGTCGAGCACGATCGACTTCGCCGAATGCGCCCGGAAGCGCCGGCTGACAAAGCGGCCTTTAAGGGTGCGTTGAACGATCGTGCCGTCGGCCTGCAAAAACCGCACTGGCCGCCGCTTAATCGGAAACACCGCCGTGTAGATGCGGATCTCCGGCAGGCCAGCGAGCCAGCGATCGTGCGACTCCTGGGTCGGCGCAGCGCCGGCGAAGAACGCGTGTCTCGGCAGCCGGGCCCGAACGAACTCGGCGTCGACGTAGCCAAGAGCCATCCGATAGCCGAGCACCGTGGTCTTGGCCTCGTGATAAGCACGCGACTCCGCAACCACCTGCCGCTTGCGGTGCTCCGGCCATTCCGGCTTCCAGAAGTCGACCGACCACGCCCAGGCGAGCAACGGCAATTGTTCGACCGGACACGCCCACGGATCCCAAAGGGTGCGGAGCTTGGCTGCCTCCGCGAACAGCAAAGGCCAGCGCGCGGCGTTGACCAGGCTGTGGCAGCGCTCCGCATCGTTGAGCGTCGGCTGGATCGGAGTGAAATCGGCGGTCATGCGTCGATCCCCCAGCTCACCGTGAGGGAGGAGATGTAGGGCGCGCCGTCGTCTCCGCCTTGGACATCGGCGAGCGGCGCCAGGACATCGACCTTCCGCACCACGCCCGACTTCGCGACCGCGCCGATCGCCTGCGCGTGCAGCGTCTCGGAGATCCGGTGGCGCTCGGCGCCGAGCGCGGCGATGGCTGTGGTAGCGAGCGCGACCGCCAGGGCCGGGTCGGGCCCGCGCGACACCCACAGCTTCACCGCGACCGGAGTTGCCACGATCCGTGCCGGCCGCACCGTGACGATGTCGGTGGAGTGCGAGCCGGCTTCGCCTTCGAACGCCGCCTGGATGTCGCCGATCAGGGTCTCGGCCGGCGTGCCGTCACCTTCGCGGCCGAGGATGATGAGATCCATGTGGCCACCCGGCCGGCGCAGCGGGCGGACGTCCTTGACGCGATCGCCGAACAGCTTGCGGACGCGCCAGACGTAACCGGGCGGTGTCAGTCCGAACAGCGGCCGGGCTTCGTCGGACATCTGCGCGCGCTCGCGCAGCTCCGCTTCGCTTTCCAGCACCTCCGGCGTGGTGTCAGTGGCCGGCGCCAGCACCAGGCGCGACGTCGCCTTGTAGGTGACCGCCAGATGGTCGAGGTCGGCGCTCACCGCAGTCGCGAGCCGCAGCGCGTTGGCGTGATCGTTGATCGCTTGACCGATCTCGGTCTCGCCGAACGCGAACTCTTGCTCGAGCACGACATTGGCGTCGAACTGAGTGAGCGGGTTGCCGTCCGCGTCGATCACGTCGAACAACGGAAGCGTCGGGTCCTTCGCCCGCGCCGCATCCCACAGCGATCGGAAATTCCGCAGGCGCGCCGTCAGCGCCGCCTCGTAGTCGATATTGACCAGCGTCGGCGCGCCGATGCGCGACAGGTCGAGCGATGCGGCGGTGCTCATGCGCTCACCGCTGCGGATCCACGCGCCAGCGCCGTCACCGGCACGCGCATGTCGGCATCCTCAGCCACCGAGTAATCGCCGAGGTGGCCGTAAGGGTAGAACAGGTAGGAGAAGATGAACGCGATGGCGCCGTTGCGGCCGTCGACCAGCTGCGGCGCGACTTGCTTGAAACGCACCGATGGCTCTTGGCTGTGGACCGCAGTCACCATCGCCGAATAGGCGCGCAGCACGTTGATGGCCGTCAGGTTCTCGCCGCGCAGAGGCGCCAGATCGGCCCCGAGGTCGAGGCGCATCACCCTGGTATCGAGGCGCGTCGCCAGGATGCGGCGCACGCAATGCTCGGCGTGCGCCCGGCCGCGCAGAATGCGGCCCGTGCGCGCGTCGACACCGGTCCTGGTGGTGCGCTCCGCCATCGCTTACTTGCCCCGCTTCTTCGCGGGCGCGTCGGTTTCGGCCGCCTCGGGCTCGACAGTCACCGGCTGCTCGACCTTCTCCGCAGCGGTGGCTTCGGCCTTCACCTCGTCGAGCCCGCCCCAGCCGGCCTCGGCGGCGTATTCGCGGGCTGTCAGGCCGACGATCTCGCCTTCCTTGCGCATCCGCCCGCCGATCGGGCGCGGTTTGGTGATGCGATAGCTCTTCGTCTCGTTCGCCATAGTGTGCCTCACTCCGACTTTGCTTTGACCAGCTTCGCCAGGCCTGCCTCCGTGCCGACCTTTGGCGTTGCTTTCTCGCTTTTGTCCTCGACACCGAGGTGCCAGAACTTCGAGCCCTTCGAGACGAGGAAGCCGTCGCCGCCCTCGATCACGTGGTTGACGCTGTCGGCCTTCAGCTCGATCTCGTTGCTGCCGACCTTCAGGCCGATCAGCCCGTCCTTGATCACGAGCTTGGCGTTGCCGATTTCGAGCACGAAATCCTCGTCGCCCTTCGGTGCCGGATGATCGTCGTCGAACGGTGCACGGATCGCCTGCGACCCGGTGCCAATCACTCCGGACGGCGACAGCAGCGTGTAGCGCTGACCTTCGGACGGCTTGACCTTGATCTTCAGGCTGCCTGAGGACAGCGGCTGCACCGGCACCCAGGGCGATTCCACCGGCTTGTCGTCAGCGTCGCGGCCAAGCTCCAGCCGCACCTGCCAGTCGTCGCCTTGTTTGCGGACGCCGCCCTTGATCACCTTGCCGTGCATCACCACGCGCGCGACGCGCTGATCGACCTCGACGATCTGCTTTTCGAGAGCGCGGAGATAACGGCGGAACTGGACGACATCCGGATCGATGGTGGTCATACCGGCGCCCCATCGCTGTCGTCGATCGGCTCGCCTTCGAAGCCGGAGATCTGCGGCTCGCTGATCACCGGCCGTTCGAGCGGGCTGGTGCCGAAACCGTAGATGGTCTGTGTCCAGCTGACGACGTAGTACGCCGCGCCCTTGGCGAAAACTTCGCTGGTGAACAGCGGCCGGGCTTCGACCTTCTCGGGCGAGCTGATCCCGCACGGCAGCTCCCAGCGGTGCGCGTCGATGTCGCCGAGGATCTCCAGCACGCCTTGCGACAACGCGTGCGCGATCTCCTGCCGGCGAACCGACTTGGTCCCAACCGCTGTATCGGCCGTGACGACATACACGGCGGCCTCGACATCGAGGTTCCAGGAGCCGTCGAGATCGCCGTCGAACTTCCAGCGAATGGCAGCGACCGCCAGCATCGGCGGATTGAAGACGTCCTTTTCGATGATGTCGGAGACGTCGATCCGGCCGGGATGCTGCCGCACCGTCACATCTGGAAAAAGCACCTTTAAACGCGCTTCGACGGCGTCGAGAAAGATCACCAGGGCGGCGCGGTCCAGCCGCTGCGCGATCGTAGCGGGCTCGATCATTGGCCACCTCCGAGCTGGCGCTCGACGAACTTGATAGCGAGCCGGTCGATCTTGGCTTCGTCCTCGGCCGAGATGCCGACAACGGGCCGCGGCGGGATGGTGACGCTCTTCTTGCTGACGTGTCGGCCGCCGACCACGAATGACAAAAACTTGGCGTTCTTCGCTGTGATCACCGCGCCGTTCTGATGGACGTGCGCGAACTCCCAGCTCAGGCCGGCCTCGACCTCGGTGGCCGATGCGGTCCAGGCGACCGATCCGAGCATGTGCTGGCCGGTCTGCAGCAGGGTGGAGGTGCCGGCGAGGTTCTGCGGCCACGGCGTGCCGTCCGGTGCGGTCTTGGTGGTGGTGATGCGCTCCTGCATCGAGAATTCCAACCGCGCGCCAATGTCGGACATCAGCGGCTCGGCGTCGACATTGTCGAGCCCGCCCAGCCGCGCCAGCGCGGAGGTCAGGTCGGTGATATCGACTTCGATCAGGACGCCCTCGGCCATCACCACCCCCGCAGCCGGTCGCGGGTCATCACCCGCTCGTTGGCGACGACGATGGCCTCGTTCGGCGAGACGCTGCCGGGCGGCTGGCCGCCGGCAGAGCCGGTGCCGCCGCCGCCTGGCCCGTCGAAGGTGAGCGCGGCCGTGCCTTTGCCGATCGCATTCAGCCGCGCGATGGCGACGTCGTAGCGCTCCTTGACGCGCTCGCTGGAGCGGCCGAACGACAGCGCCACCCGATAGAGCGCAATGTCGATGGTGTAGATCCGCAGGATGCCGCGGCTGTCGTCGTCGATCCGCTCCAGCTCGTCGCGGGTGTAGCGCGCCGCCAGGATCGCCCGCACTTCGGCGGTCGCGTCGACCAGCGACGCTTCGATCCGGCTGTCGTCCCGCTCGCGCGTGGTCTCGTCCGCGGCGAGCACAGTCGCCTCGGCCGGATAGCGCGCCAGAACGTCAGCAAGGGCGGCGAAGGTGGTCATCAGGAGCGCTCCGCCGCGATAAGCTCTTTGAGCACGCCAGGAGCGGCGCTAGCGAGTACGGCAACGGCAACCAGGCGCATGTCATTGCAGGGATCAGACGCGCCAGATTTCTCGCACGCGCATTCGCCCTTGTAGACGCGTCGGCATGCGGCGATCGCCGCCTCGGCGATGGCCCCGCGGGTGACGGGCGTCCTTGACGGCACTCGCGGTTTGCGCACGGCAGTCACCGGATCTTCTCCTCGGGACGATCGGACCGCTGCGGCCGCAGTTCGGCGCCGGCCTGATGCAGCTCGGCGCGGGTCATCGGACGATGCGGCTCCAGCTTGCGGACGAGTTCGAGCAGGCCATCGGCAAAGCCGATCGCGAAGCTGGCGATGTCCACATAGACGTTGGGGCCGCCCATCTTCGAGGCGCTCTCCAGCATCTCGCGGAGGTTAGTGCCGTCGGCGCAGGCTTCCTTGCCGCACTGGTACAAGTCTTCGTTGAAGTCGATGTTCAAGGGACCGCTCATCTGCATCACCGCTGCTTCGAGGATGATGCCGGGGGCGCTTACGCCCCCGGCGAGGCGGACGGGGTCCGCGTGGTGCGCGCGTGACGGCCTGCGCGCACGAACTCAGTCGGCCCAGGGCTCCTCGACGGCGCCGACAGCGAAGAGCTGAGCGTGCTGCGCCTTGGTGAGCGAGACCTCGTCACCGGCGGCGAACAGCTCGCCGTCGTGCATCACTTCGCGGGTGACGACGTGATCCTGCACAGCCTTCTTGGCGGCGCGCTCCGCAGCCTTCTCCGCCTTGGCCAGTTTGTCAGCCTCCGCCTTGGCATTGGTCTCGGCAGCGAGCCTGTCGGCTTCCGCCTTCGCCTCAGCCTCGGCAGCCAGCCTGTCGGCTTCCGCCTTGGCCAACTTGTCGGCCTCCGCCTTGGCAGCCTTCGCCGCCTTGGCCTTGGCCTTCTCGTCGTCGGTCTCGTTCGCCATGATCGCCCCCGACTACGCGACCGCGTTTTCGATGAAGTAGCCGACCTCTTTGGCGATGATCAGCTCCTTGACCTTCTCGCCGACGCGGGTGCGCTCGCCGCCTTCGAGGCCGATATCCGGATCGGCGATCGAGCCCGCGATGCGGGTGCCGACCTGCGCGGTGAACCCGAAGGTGACGCCGTCAGTGTTGGTCGCCGCTGGATCGAGATAGAGCGCCGAGATGTGGTTACCCCAGACGCGCGCGAGCGAAGGGTCTTGCCCCTTCTTGGCGCTGTCGAGATAGGAGGCACCGACCAGCACCTCCTTGATTTCGAGCAGCCGAGCCAGCTCCTCGCGGGTGATGATGCCTTTGTTCGTCAGGTTGCCGCGGATCGCGTTCACCAGAACGGGATGACTGGACAGCTTCGACCACACCGACTGACCCATCACCAAGGTGTTGGCTCGGAAGATCAGCGTGCCGTCGATCGCGGCCTTGAGCACCTCGATCGGATCGGAATTGGTGTAGTCCGAGAACTGCGACGTCCCAGAAAGAACGACCTTCCGGCCAGGGGCGTAGGATGCGGAATTGTGAACCAAACCAGCCACGCGGATCTCGCGAGCTAGCAGCAACTTGTTAGTCAGCACGGCCGCCAGCCGCGCCCGCGGATCGTAGTTCGACAGTCCGGCTTCCCGCTGACGCCGCGCCTCGTTGATGTCGCCGATCGGCGTCTCACCGTCGAAGCCGTAATCGTTGGTGGAGTCGTCCTTCTCGGACGCGCCGACCTCGATCTTGTTCGGCCGGCCCTTGCGACCGACCAGCGCGTCCGGAACGCTGAAGCCGTCGGACAGCGAATATTCCTGCCACTTGAAGGATTCGGAGCCGACCGGGACGCGCGGCAACACTTGGTCGGCGATCAGAGTGTTCGCCGGGTTGCTGTAGCCGATCGCGATCGCAGTCAGCGCGGGATTGACGGGAAATGGACGAGTGACGGCCATGGGTGAAGTACCTCGGTTTGCTGTGCGACACCCGCGGCGCGGGCCAGTTTGGTTGCGGGGAGCGGATTTGAACCGCTGACCTCCTGGTTATGAGCCAGGCGAGCGACCGGGCTGCTCTTCCCCGCCGGATTGCGACTAACTCGACGCCGGCACGTAGACCGCGCCAGGAGCCAGGACGATCGGCACGATGTCACCTTCGACACCGCTCGCTTGAACCTGACCGATGGTGCGGACCGTCTTGGCCGCCACCGCCGGGGCCGGCACGACCACGGCGCGACCCTGATCATCGGAGGTAACGAGCGCGCCGCGACCGACGTTGCCGCCGAGTGTGACCTCGCCGAGGCCGGATTGAATGACATCGACGACGCCGGCCGCCTTAGCGCCCGTCGAAGTCGAGACGCCGATCAGCGCGGCGGTGTTCGAGGCGCCTTCGATCGCAGCCTGTTTGGAGGCATGGAAGGCGCAGATGCGATAGCCGCGGATCGCGGCGTCGGCGACGAAGCTCTTGATGAGTTCAGCAGACATCAAGCGATCCCCTGGTTGACCATGACGACGGCATCGGGAAGCGAAAGAACGATGCCGACCTTCTGAGCCTTCTCGATCTCGGCATTCGCCTTCGCGAGCATATCGACAGGCTGCGCGACATCGCCGGTCTCGGCCTGGCGATCGTCGAGGTTCGACGCCTGAAGCGTTGCCGGCGTCGAGGCGAGCAACGTGGTGACCTGCGCAAGACCTTCGGCCGTGGCACACAGGCCGGCGTAGTGCTCGCGTTGGGCCGGGACGATCTTCTTGTCCTTCAGCGCGCCGTCGAGCAGCGCCTTCACCTTGGCCTCGTGATCGGTCTTGTCGCGGGCGGCGAGCTGCGCCGTCAGGGTCGAGACCTGCGTGGTGGCGGCGGCGAGATTGGCCAGCGCCTGGTCGTGCACCACCTTGTCGACCTTCGCGGTCGACAGGCCGGAGATCGCCGACAGGCAGGCCGGCCCGTCCGCGGTCTCGGCGAGGCCGAGAGCCTTGGCGATCGGCCGCAGCGGGTCGTTCGACAGCTTACTGATCGCCGCGAGGCACGCGGCCTCGTCGGCACCTTCCGCGAGGCCCAATGCCGACGCGATCGCCTTCAACATGGATTGCTCCTTGGGAGTGTGAGAGGCGGACGCGATCGCCGCCATCGGGAGAGCCGGGGCCGCGACCAGCGCAGCCGAATGCAGCCACAGGGCGAGGCCTTCCTTGGTGTGCGGGAAGGTCGGCGACACGAAACGATGCGTGCGCGCCTTCAGGGCGGCGTCGCCGGCAGCGAGAAGCTCGACCAGCGCGTAGGTGCCGTCCGGACGCGCCTCCAGCCGCTTGATCCAACCGACCGCGTCGGCCTTCTCGCCGAGCTTCGCCTTGGTGGGGATCGCATGATCGAAGTCGATCGGAAGATCGATGCCGTCCGCCGCGAACCGCGCGACCAGCCGCTCGGGCTCGAAAATGTAGTGACGGCCGTCGCGGGTATCGACCGCGCCGCGCGGCGTGACCTGGATCCACCGCTCACCGCCTTCGCCGCCTGCGGCAAGCGAAGCCGCATCGATCGTCAACACGCCGAACGCCACGTCGGGCGCGGCGTCGAGGCTGGCGATCGGGGGGCTTGCGGAGCGGTGCGTCATGGGTGCATCAATAGCCGTGCACCCCGGCCACTCGGGCCGCTGACAGATGTCAGCTACCCCACTTCAGGGCCGATCCGGCCCGCAGCCGCACAATCACCCCGACCATTTCCAGATAGCAGCCGCGTTAAAGCGGTTATCTAACGATCTGGTGAGTTTTTTCCCGGACCACGCCCGATCGCGGGTGCCTGCCGAGAAAACGCATGGGCGGGCTTCCTAGCGGCTCGTGAGTTTTTCGACGGCGACCGAGCCATCGTCGCCTTTCCGCAAGGTGAGCGTCCAGCTCTTGCCGTCGATCAGCGCGCGGACTCGAGACAGCCCATTGCGGGCGCCGGAGATCAGCCGGCCGGCGTCGATGATCCGCTGCACGATCGCGTAGCGGCCCGCGTCCGCGACCTTGCCGGCGGCGATGTCGGCCGCGACCAGCTCGTTCGCCACGGTGACGATCTCGGTATCGACGCCCAGGGCCTCAGCGACGCGCGGCGACGCCGCGACCGGAAGCTGCACGGTCTCGTCGAGCTTGGCCATCGCCTTCGGCCAGTTGCCTTGCCACAGCTTGGCGATGGTCGGCTTCGCGCGGAGGCCGCCGGCCTCGGCCAGCGTCTCGGTGAGCTGCGTCACCAATGTCTGCGCCCGCGCAAGACCGGGATTGGTCTGCCATCCCGGATCGATGCCGCGCGGCACCTTGGTCACTTCGCCGGTGCGCCGATTGACGTAGTCGACCTCGCCGAAGTCCGGCGCCTGGTCGGAATAGCCCTCCCTGGCGAGATAGCTGTCGCGGTCTTCCTGGTCGAGCTGCTGCACGCTGCATTTGCAACCCCAGCCGTTCGGCGGAAACCACTTCTTCCAAAACGAATCCAGCGCGGGAAGGATTGTGCCGACCAGCCGAAGATGCTCTGGACGCTTCCGCTCAGCCACTGAGCGCACGTAGAGCAGAAACGGCCGCGACTCCACGGTCCGCATGATGCGGTTCCACTGGCCGGCTGCCCGCGCGCTCCGGACGTTCGCCCAGAACGTGGTCTCCAGCCGGCCCGGCTTGGTGAAGTCGACGGTCTTGTCTTTCCACTTGCCGGTCGGATCGGAGACGACCTTCGGACCCCACCATCCACGCGGCGTTAAACGGGCCTGCATGTCGGCTTTAAAGGCCTCGAAACCGGTGCCGGCGGTCAGCGCCTTGTCGATCGCCTCCTTGAACTCGGTCAGCACGCGGGTCTCGGTGACGCCCGCCACCGTGAAGGCGTGCGCGTGCTCCTCGCCCCACACGTCGAGCCAGGAAAAGCCCGGCTTCAGGTTCTTGTCGCGGAAGTAGTCGAGGATCTCGGGCGGCGTCTGAAAGCCGCGCTTCACGGCGGCGAGCTGCGCGAGCATCGCCAACGTCTGCCGCCTTGTGAGCCGCATCGTCAGTCCTTCACGTCGCCGAGGCCGCGGGCCTTGGCGGTGAGCAGCGCCAGCGCCTCGGCCAGCTTGCTGCCGTCGACCTCGGCGGCCAGCTCCGGCATCATCGCCAGCAACTCGTCGAAGCTCGATGCCCGCGCCACCGCCTCGCGCAGCGGCGCCAGTAGCGGATCGACCAGCTCCTCCCAATCGGCCATCGCGTCGGCGACCAGCTCGTCCAATTCATCAGCCTCGGCGTTGGGCTCCGCTGCGAGCGTGGCCGTGCGCGTGCCGCCGCACGACGGGCACCGGCAATCACCGGCCGATAGCCGCGCGGCTTTCTTCGGGTCGTTCGCCGCAACGATCTCGTGCTGGGGCGCGGCCTGCCGAGGAGTTAGCAGCTCGTCGGCTTCACCGGGCTCGCTGAGCCCGAACTTGCTGCGCATCTCCGCCTGGGACACACGGAAGCCGAACGGCACCAGCTTGGCGACACCGTCCGCCAGCGCCTTCGTGTCCTCGGGTTCTGCGACCGGATATTCCGCTGTCGGATAGACATCCTGCGGGCCGAAATTGAACGCTACCGCCCATTCGATATGGTTGCGGTTGACGGTGTTGGCGAGCTGGCGTCCGTCCGCACGCTGGATGTCGAGCCGGACCTCGTTGTGCACCTTGGCCTGCGCCATCGACGCGCCGTTGTCGGCCGTCATGGTCTGGCCGACCACGAGCTTCGAGACGCCCTTGTCGAGATAGTCCAGCAACGAACCGAATACGGCTTTGCCGCGCTGGCCCTTGGTCTCGATGAACTCCAGCTCCATGCCTTGCGGAATGATCGCCGCAGCATCGGACGCGATCGAGCGCACCGCCTGCAGCAGCGCTTTCTTGTCGCCTTCGCTCGCGCCGGCATGGTAGCGGCCGAGCCGCAGCGGGATGCCGTAGATTTCCGCGAAGGCGCTCCAGTCCTTCAGGGCGAACGACTGCAGCATGAAGGCCCACGCCGCCGCGCGCGCGAAGCCGCGGCGGATCGGAATGCCGGCCTTCGATCGCGGCGCATGCACGATGAAGGTCGGCTTGGCCAGCGGCTCGCCTTCCGAGCTGCCGTCGACAGCCAGGCGCAGCTCGGTATGCGACACCGGGTCGAACTGGAAGAACCGCTGGTCGCGCCATTTGTAGGCGACCGGCCGCAGCGCTTTGCGCTCGTACTCCCAGATCGGCTCGATCACCGCGTAGCCCTTGGCGATGCCGTCCGTCATGAGCCCGGTGGCTTCCTGAAAGTCGGGCGCGTTGACCAACTCGTGCACGAAGTCGACGATCTTGGTCGGCACTCCCTTCGGGGCCTTCACGCTCGGCGCGACGCCTTCGATCGCCAGCCGGCGGGTCTGCACCTGGGACGCGTAGTGCAGATAGCGCTCCTCCATTTCCTCGGCGAGCGTCAGATAGTCCCGCGCCGAGCCGAGCGCCGCCTGATGCAGCACATAGGCGAGCCGCTCCGGTGTCAGCCCGGTGGCGACGCGCTCGTGATGCACGGCGCGCGCGCCGATCAGGGTCGGGGTGGCGACTTCCTTCGACAGCAGCGAGGTGTCGACCGGCTTGCCGTCAGGCCCCAGAATGCTCACCACAGCGCACGCCCTCCGGAATTGGTTTCGAACAGTTGAGAGCCGCCGGCCGCGGCCTCGGCCGTCGCCGCCTGATAGCCGTCATAGGCCGGCACGCCGTCACCGGCAGCATGGATGCCGAGGAAGGCCGCCCAGGTGCGGTCGGCGTGATCGTCGTCGCGCTCGGCAACGAAGCGCGGCGCGCCGGTGGCGGACGTCACCTTGCGCAGCTTGTGCAGATCCGAGCGGAGCGGCGTATCGCCTTCGCGGATGCGAACCTTGCGGTCCTCGAATGCCTCCTTGCCGGCGGTCGCCATGATCAGCTTGTTCGGACCGGTGAACAGCACGCCCTCGACGACGCTGCCCCATTTCGCCTGCGCGTCTTCGACCACCTTCTCGCCCATGCCGGTCTGGTCGATGCAGGCGCGGGCAACGCGGTAGCGCGTCATCACGTCGTCGAAGGCGGCATCCATGGCGGCGAAGGTGGCGCGCTTCTGCTCGATCCGCTCGCGCTCCCACAGCACGTCGCCGATCAACTCCCACACCCAGATCACGTGCAGGTCGTTGCGCCGGCCGATATCGCGGCCGACGAAGCACGGGTTGTTGCGATAGCCGGACGGATCGCCGGCGCGTGGATCCTCGCAAGCGGTGATCAGATCGTAGGACAGCCAGGCGCTCGCCTCGTCGAGCCACTTCAGCTCGTACTCCTGCGCCCAAGCGTCGTCATCGTTGATGCCGGCCTTCAGCTCGTCGATATTGCGCGGCAGGCCGTCCGCGACGGCCTTGTAGATATCGACGAAGTGGCGCGACCAGACGTCGTCCTTCCCGGTCGCCAGCTCATAGAACTTGTTGTCCTTGCCGTTGCCGGTCGAGGTCACCCGCAGATTGTGGCCCGCCGAGATCACCGGAAACAGCGCCTTCCAGATCTCGCGCGAGTCCTTGTGGAACGCGAACTCGTCCAGGAACACGTTCGACGAAAAGCCGCGGGCAGTGTCCGGATTAGCCGGCAACGCGGTGATGCGGCTACCGTGCGGCAGCGTCACCTCCAGCGCCTTGTAAGAGCCGGCCTGGCCCTGCCAATCGAACTCCTGGGCATCGAAGCCGAGCTGATAGGCTTGGCAATGCCGCTTGATGCCTTCGTCCATCGCCTCCTTGGCCTGGCGCTCGCCGCGGGACAGGATCACCCATCGCTCGCGCCGGCTCTGCACGGCCGCCTCGAAGCAATCGTCGGTGATCTCCAACGTCGTGGTGAAGGTCTTTCCGGTCTGGCGGGCGAACATGCCGAGCTTGAAGCGCGACCTGTCGAGGAACCAGGTGCGCTGAAAGCCGTACAGCGGGACGGCAGCGGCGCTCATGTGGTGATCCCGTAGATGTCCTCACGGATTTTCTTCAGCAGCGCCGCGCCGTCGACCTGGCCGTCGCTGCCGGCGGCGCCTGCGATCGCCTTCTCGGTCTGCTTCAACGCCTCGGCTTTCGCCTTCTCGGCCGCTCGCTTCTCGATCGCGACGGTGCGGGCGACGTCGTCCTTGCTGGCCTTGCCGAGATGATCCAGCGCCTTGGCCAGCAGCATTGCTTCCATCGGCTCGAAGCTGACCGGTTCGCCGTCTTCGGACGTGCGGGTGGCGATCTCGAACAGGACGTTGTGCATCAGTTCGATGTTCATCCGCGTCGTCTTGTCGGCATCGCTCTCGCCGAGCTGGCGGACGATCACCTCCGCGACCTGGCGCGATTTCTTGACGCGCTCGGCGATCTCTGCAGCCTTCTTCAGATGACGGCCGAGCGAGGAGCGCGACGGCAAATCGTCCTCGTCGAGATCCAGCTCGCCGAGCTTCGCCATGATCTCGTCGATCGTGCAGCCCTTGTCGCGCAGGCGGCCGATCAGGTCGCGCACTTCCTCGGGCAGTCGGTCGATCGACGAAGGCCGGTTCGCCATGACGTCAGTCCTTCGGCGACGGGCGAGCCACCATCGGATGCGGACGGCCGTCCGCGACGTCACGGCCGAGCTTGGTCAGCGTCGCGATCGTCATCGTGCTGCCGGGGACGGTCAGCTCCGATCGCCGCACCAAACCGTGTTGCTCGAGCAAAACAAGATCGGCGTCGATGACGTCCGGATAGACGCGATGGCACAGCTGCGCGGCGGCCTTGGTCAGCAGCGGCGCCGACAGTTCGTAGTTGTCGGCTTCGTTGAGGAGCCGCAGCAGCACGAGGCGGCGATCCTTGTCGAATACTTCGGCGAGCGTGCTCATGCCGATTTCTCCCTCTTTTCGTCGAGCATATGGCCGAGGATCAGCTCCAGCGTTCGGTCGATCTTGTTGGCCGTTTTCTCGACGCCCTTGATGGTCTCGACCGAGGCGGCGACCTGCGTCTCGACCCGGCTGATCCGGTCGGACAGATGCTCCATCTCGGTGCGCCCGGGCAGCTGCCGGACGTCGCTTTCGAGCTTCGCCATCCGCTCGCTGGTTTCGCGCTCGCTCTTGACGATGCGCTCGCTGGTCTTTTTCTCGTTGTCGTCGATCTTCTTCGACAGATCGCTGATCGAGGCGGTGACCGCCTCGATCTGGTTGTCGAACGTGGCCTTCGTCGGGAACTGTCCGCGCAGGTAGTACATCCCGGCGAGGCCGATCGCGGCGACCGGCGCCGACAAGACCCACCAGATGTCTTTCGCCAGCGACACCGCCTCCGCCCAGCTCATTCCCATTACCGCCCCCTGTGCGAGCGGCTCCACCGCTCGCGACTTTCCTGACAATCGACGCACCGGGTCGCCGAGGGCATCGCCTTGCGGCGGGCTTCGTCGATCGGCTCGCCGCACACCACGCAATGCGTGGCGCCGTGGCCTTTGATCTGCCCGGCCGCGCGGGCGATGCAGTCGTCGCGCTCGCGCTCTTCGAGCGCCTGCGCCTCGTCGAGCTGATCGGTCACTGCTGCGGCCCGATCGCCTCGACGGCCGCGGCGCGCCGGCCTTCGCATGTCGTCAGCGCCGATCGGTCGCGGCCCCAGGCGTTCGCGGTCTCGCGCTCGGTCAAGTCGCGGTCGGGCAGCGCCACCGGCCGATCGCAGGGCTGCGCCGCGCTCGGCGGCACGGTCGGCCGCGTCATCGACAAGAGCACGGTCGGCTCGTCACCGGGCTTGGTTGAGCAGCCGGACACGAGCGCGGCCGAGGCACCGACGATCGCTATCACTAAGAGCCGCATTCTGTGTCTCCAAGTCTTTCAACGCGTCTTCACGGCCCTTTTCGGCGGCCTTGATGCTGGTCTCCGCAGCCATCACGGCGCGGGCCTGTTCGGCCTCGGCGCGCGCCACCTTGGCGTTCGCCTCGGCGATCTCGGCGCGCCAATGCGCGTCGCGCTCGGCCTTCGCTGTGGCAGCGGCCTCGCTGACCATGGCGCGGATCGTGGCCGCGGCGCGCCAGGCGCCGAGGCCGCCGATCGCCACCAGGGCGGCGAGCCCGAAAGCAATCAGCGCGGCCTTACCGATCGGCCGCGCGGCGAATCCTGCGAGGGCGGCGAGCGAGATCACGACACGCCCCCGGCCATGCCGACACCGATCAGCACGAAGGCGACCGCCGACCACGCCCACAGCTCAGGCGTCATCACCGCGGCGACGCGATCGGCGAAGCCGAGATCGCCGCCATAGGTCTGATGCACCCAGAAGGCGCGCCCGGCGATGATGATCGCCAGCACGATCGCGCTGTAGATCCCGGCAAACGCCATGATCAGAGGAATGACATCCATCGCGGCCTCCCGTCAGGTGAGCCGGCCGGCGCGGTAGGCGTCGACCGTGTCGGCCTCGGCCTTGCGTGCGGACCACCAGATGCCTGCAGCGATGCCGACGATCAGCAGCGCCCACACCCAGCCGGGGACGGCCTGGAGCCAACCCATGATCGGCGAAAGCTCGCTCATCACGCTGGAGACGTTGGCGGCGACGCCCTGAAGCACAGCGACCGCAGCGGAAGGTGCGCCGAGCAGCCACGCCAGCAGCTTGGAGCGGCCCGCCTGCCGCACCGCCGGCACGATCTTGCTCACATCCTTCGGGGTGGCGCGGGCGCGGGCATCGCCGATCTCGCGCGGGCTCGCATCGGCCAAAGCCCGCAACGTCGCGTCGTCGACATCCGTCGTCGGCGGCAGGCCGTTGTGGCGCTTGAAGGTCACCAGCGCGTCTTCGGTGCGGCCGGCGAAGTCGCCGTCGATGTTGCCGACCTCGTAGTAGCCGAGCGCGCGCAGCCGCTGCTGCACGAACTCAACCAGCGGCTTCGGCAGCGTCGGCTTGTCGGCCGACTCGTCCTTCGGGAACGGATCGGCGTAGAGACCGTCGGTGTTGCCGTCGTCGGCGGCGGTCGACACCGGCCAGTCCGGCTTCAACTCCGAGCCGGGACGCGGCGGAAGCTGGCTCGTCGGCAGAACGCTGGTCTCGCTTGACGAACCGGGCTGCAACTCCGGTTCATCCGGGTGCGCAATCGCGGATTGCTCGAAGTCTTCGGCGAGGTTGGCGATGGCGTCGTTGGTTTCATCGTCCAACTCGGCAAAGCGCGCCACCGGGGTACTTGCGAGGAACACCCGGCGCCGTACCTCGTCGAGCGGAAACAGCGGATTGGTGTCGACCTTGCGGGCCGGTGCGATCATCCAGTGAGTGACGATCTCGGTGATCGTCGGATAGGCCGCGACCAGCGCGCGGCACAGCTCGACCACTGCGTCGATCTGCTGCGGCGAATGCTCCAGCCACAGCCCATCGTTCGGCGCCATCGCCTTGCCGTCCTCGGTGCGCGCCGGAAACCGGCCGCGGCGGACGACGAGCGACGGATCGTTCTTGGTGTGGATGGTGACGCCGCCCTTGTAGCTGCCGCCGCCGAGATCGATCAGCGGCCCGCCCGGATTGGCGATCTCGATGCCGATCGACCAGTCGTTGAGGTTTTCACGTCCACGCCAAGAGCTGCGGCCGGCATGCCACGTCTTGATGTTCATCGGTGCGAGCTGAGTAATCGTGCCGTCGCGACCGATCACCACATGGGCGCTGGAATTCTGCGATCCGCCTTTGCCGCCGAGCAGCCACGCGATCGAGCCGCGGCCTGACAGATCGCCCGCGGTGTCGTGCAGCACGATCACTTTCGGAACGATCGGACCGCCGACGTTCTTAGTGTTGCCGAAGTCGACAGCCTTGCCGTCGCGACAGATGCGGTGGGTCTTGATTTCGATCGGCACGGCGGTCTCCATCGCGGGGATGATGGAGCGACCGTGACGCTACGCGCCTCTCGTCGTGCCGCTGACAGGTGTCAGCGGTCGTCTCTTGCGTAGCTCCAACCTTCCATGATCAAGACAGCCTCGGCAGTCGGATCATCCTTGACGAGGTCGGTGGGGGCGTAACCGTCCAAAGAGTTGCGGGCGGCCTGTTCCCCACGCTCCCGCGCTTCTTCGCCGTAGTAACGGACGATTGCATTTCCGACTTCGCGGATCCACTCATCTTGCGGCCAAGGGAACGGCATAATCCAACCTCTGATCTGACCCTAGAACAGCTCGCCCTGCTTGTCACCACGCTCGCGGAGGCGCTTCTTGGTGCGGTACGCGGTGCGTTCGGTCATGCCGGAGGCGCGGGCGGCGTCGGCCGCCGAGCCGCCTTCGCGCAGCACCTTCGCCATCCGCCGGCGGGCTCCGGCGATCGCTCCGGTGGGCCCGCGCGGGATCAGCACATAGGCGCCGCCGAATCCATCGCCGCCGGTGCCCTGGCGAAAGTGCGCGCAGAGCTTCTCGGCCGCCTCGCGGCCGACACAGGTCGTGAGCCAGTGGTCGCCCTCCGGCAGGAAGGCCGGGAACGACATCCGCGTGCCGCCGTGTTCCTCTGCGATCTGCAGCGCCGCGTCGAGGCCGGCGGCCTCGGCGATTTCGGCCAGAACCTCGGGCAGCCAAGCGTAGCTCACCGGCGTTGATCCTCCTGCACGGTGGTCACGGTGCCGCAGCGGACGATGTAGCGGAAGCCGTCCACCACGATCGCGTATTCGTCGGCGCCGAGCTTGTCCGCCATCGCGGTCGCGCGCTCGATCGAGGCCGACATCGCACGCCGCAGGGTCTCGACATCGAGACCACCAGCCTTTTCCAGGAAGCGGAGCAGCGCGTGATCGGACACGCGGACGTCAGCGAGCTTGGTCATGGCACACCGCCTCAGCGCCTTGCATCACGCGCCTCCTGTTGCTTCCGTTCGAACTCTTTCCGCACCGAGGCGGCGAAGCCTTCGCCGTAGGTTTCGGCCAGCTTCTCGAAGTGTGCCTCACGGCTGACCTCCGCGAGGTTGTGAAGCCACTTCAACTGCGCTGCGAGCTGGGCTGAGGTCGACTTGGCCATCGCTCAGTACCTCGTTGCCCAATCGGCCTGCGCCGTGCGAAGGCGCGCACCGAGCGTCGCGATGGCCTTGTCGAGATGTGCCGCGCTGTCGGTCGCGGCGTGCTTCACCTGGGAGGATTGCCCGAAGGTCGCGAGCCGGACCTGCTGCGCCTCGATCACCGCGCGGCGCACGGCGATCGGGTCATCACCAGCCGGCCACTTCACGCCGCCCTCGCGGGCGAGCCAGATCTTCAGCGCCTCGACGGCCTTGCGGGCGTCGGCTGCGGCGCGGAGCCAGCGGGTGCGCTCGATGCCGGTCTGCCGCTCCACGAACGACAGCATCGCCTTGTCGGTGCGGTCATGCACGACGCCGAGGTGCCAGCCGGAGATCCACAGCGCGCGGAGCTTCTTGCCGTAGGGCCCCTCGATGTCGGAGGCCTTTGAAAGGCTCTTCAAATGGTCGATGACCGCGCTGCCTTCGACGGCGGTCAAATCCCGCGCCGAGCGCTTGCCGGTGATACGCTCGATCGCATCGCGCCGGCAGTCCTCGTCGAGCCCGGCTTGTTTCGCCAGGACGTGGATCATTGCGATCTGCGGAGCGGTGACGTCGGCTGCTGCTGCTTTCATGGCTGTGCTCCTCGCCATTCCATCGGCACGTTTGGCGCCCGCCCGGGTTCTGCGAGGCGCAGATCGGACGGCTTGGTCAGGCTGCGCTTGCATCCCGGCGGGATCAGCTTGGTTTCGAAACGCGGGCTGCCGTTCGCCGCCGACCATGTCGGGCAACTCCACACGAACCACGCGTAAGCGGTGGCGGAACTGGCATCCGGAACCCAGGCGTAACGGGTCATCGCCACGCGTTCGGCGAACGGCGCGAAGCGGAACGGTTCGGCCTCGCTGAAGAACGCGTAGCGCTGCTCGGACTCGAGCCATGCGGTGCGGACCAGCAGCGCCACGCCGTGGCGGGCCTCGCGCAGGGCACGGCGGGCGATCTCGATCGCGAGGGCGAACGGTGGATTGGTGATGATCCAGTCTGGCCGGAACGGGCACTGCGCGACATCGCCGATGTCGAGCCCGCCGCCGTCGACGAAGCTGCCGACCGCTCCGTAACCGTGCGGATAGACGTCGGACGCGTAGACGGTGCCGAACACTTCGCGCAGCGGCTCGGCCATATGGCCTTCGCCGCAGCATGGCTCCCAGCAGGAAAGATGCCGGCCGCGCTGCGCGTCGATGTGCAGCACGTGTTGCAGCAGCGCGCGTGTGGCCCAAGGTGGCGTCGGGAAGAAATCGAGATCGGCCCGCGGGTCGGCCTCGATCTGCTCGGCAGTAATCACCTGCCGCTGCGCCATCACCGCGCTGGAGCCGCGGGGCCGCTTCATGACGCAATCTCGCGGTGGTCGCCGAGCACCCGCGCGGCTTCCAGCTTGATTGCAGCGGCATGCTCGTCGCGCAGGAAATACCCGACATTCCAGTGCGACTCGATCCGGCCGAAGCCGAGCGAGAGCAGCTTCCGACGAAGCAAGCTGACGTGCATCGTCAGCGTGTTCGGGAGGATGTCGCCGCCGGTGCGACCACAGGCGGCGATCATCATCCGCTCGTGCGAGACCGCGTTCGGCGCGTTGTCGACCAGCGCCGCGAGCATCCGGTCTTGATGGGGCGATAGCTTCCATTGGGTCGGAAACCGCGGCTTTTGCGGCAACAGCTTCCGCCGCAGGTCGATGATCGTGTCCTGCATGGTCTCGATCTGCTGGTGCAGCTTCCTGACCGTTGCTTCGTGATAGGCCTTCGACACCACCTGGCTCATTGCCGTTCGCAGCTCCCGTCGATCTCAACGAACTTCGTGCGCTGCAGATCGAGCGTCAGCGCGCCGTGCTGCTGACGCTTGCGCAGCAGTTCGGTCGCGACCTCGGCGATCCGCTCGTCCTCGAAGGTGATGCTGATCAGCACGGTGTTGCGGACGCGGTCGATCGAGGTGGAGGTTTTGAAACCGTATTCGCGCATGGCTATTCTCCCGCGTCCGGCTCTTGCTCGGCGATGCGGGCGGCGTCGACCGCGGCGTCGCAATCGATGCCGTTGAGCACCACGTTCTCGGGCACCTTGCCGACGAACACGCCGCCGCTGTTGATCGTGTCGAGGTCGCGCTCGCGCAGCCAGCGATAACGCGCAGCATCGCGCTGCAAGGCGTGGAGCGCCTGACCATCTGCCGCCTTGCCGTCCGGTTTGTCAGTCATCGTCGCGGTCCTGTGTTGCCTGCGAGGATCGCCAGCGTCAGCGCGGAGATCCGTTGAACTAATTGCCGCTGTCGCTTGGAATGGACGCCGCGGCGGACTTGGCTGATCAGGGCGAGCCGCTCGGCTTGCAGAGCATCGAGCGGCGCGGGAGTTGTCGGCGGCGGATCGTCGTCGCGCTCGGGAGGGAGCGAGCGATCCGCCCAGGGCATCGCGTCAGCTCGTCGGGACGCGGCGCGACCAATGCTGGCGCGCTTCGCGAAGCGTCTCACCCGAGACATTCGGCGAGACCTCACAGTCAACTCCACTGCAACTGATCATCCGCTTCGAAGGACGCCCGCCGTGCCAGAACTGCACCTGCGCCGACGCTCCGCAGAATGGACAGGTCGGCAGCGACGTGTCGATCTCAGGCATCGTGTTAAGACGCTTTGCTGCTGCATTCATGCTCGCCTCCTACGCCGCTGCCAGATCGATGGTGATCGGCTCCCAGCGCGCCGCGAGGTTCGCGCGGCGATAGAAGCGGACGTATTGCTTCGAGCCGACGACGCGGATGGCATCGCCCAGCGCCTCCATGGCGTGGCGCCAGTTGTCGTCGTCGATCTTCAGCCGGCGGAGCTGGAACAGCGCGGCGCGGTTGATCTGGCCTTCCTTGTCGACCTGGAAGGCGTGCTCGACCAGTGTGCGGATCTCGGAGCGCGCGCCATCCGACCAGTCGGTGATGCACTGATCGACCAGCTCCTTGGCGACCTGCAGCTCGGGACCGAACGCGAGCTGATCGGCGACCTGGACGGTGATCTTGGCGAGGCCGTCATAGGTCGTCAGCGTGACGTTGCCCTTCTTGCCGCCGACCTTCGCCTGATACTGCTCGGCGAGCAGCTCGGCGAAGCTGGAGACATCGTCGAAGGTGTGGCCGCGGAAGCGGCTGATCCGATCGGACAGCTCCTGCGCGTAGCCGATGACCTTGCGCACCGTCTGATCTTCCAGGAGGTGCTGCGGCTTCACATGTTCGATCGGCACCAGCCGGCCGGCGGCGTCGTGCATGAACTTCTTGCCGCCGACCTCGATCGTACCGTCGCTGACTGTGGCGGGAGTGGTAACAGCTTCAGACATGGGCTTCTCCTTGCGAAAGGGGGATGATTTTGTTCGCACCGCCATCGATCGCCTCGCCACAGAAGGGGCAGTAAGACGGGGTGACGGTGAGCGGCCGGCCCTTGCCGCGCGAGTCGATCTTTTCGGTCGCGACGATCAGCCTGCCGACGAGGCGGTTCTCAACCCGCGAAAACGCGGTCGAGAGACGGGTATTGTGTGCGCACAGATGCTGATTGACCTCGGACTGGCAGTCACACATTCGGGACTCCTTCGGACGGGTTCACGTAGCCGAGCGCGGCGAGCTGTTCGGCGATGGAAGTGATGCGGGCTTTGACTTCGGTGCGCAGCGTGTCGGCCTGCGCATCGCGTGGGGCCTCGACCAGTCTGTCGAGATCGGCGAGCAGCCGGAACGCGCTGCCGGCGAACTCGTGCAGCGCGACGAAGCGCGCAGCGACGCAAAGCAGCTCCCAGCTCGTCGGCGTTTTCTTGGGATGATCGAACATCGCCTGCGCGACCTGGAGCGGGTCGTAATCCCGAAGCCGCTCCGCAAATTTGAGGTTGGCGACGGCGAAGATTGCAGCTTTTGCGCCCTCGTAACGGATGCGGAAATCGACATCGGTCTGGCAGAGTTCTTCGGCGCGGCGCTCGGCATTGTGCACCGTGGAATGATCTCGGCCGAGCACGATGCCGACCTGATCCTGCGTCAGGGTGGTGAGCTGACGGGCCAGCAGGCAGGCCGCGAACCGCGCCCTGACGTTCGGATGAAACTGCCGATCCGACAGGACATCGCTCTCTCTCAGATCGAAGGCTTCGGCCGCCGCGGCGATGATCATCCGCAGCGAGGCGAACCGCAGGGCTGCTGCCGCGCTCATGACTTCCCCCCGATGCGAGAGTGCGAGCAACCGGCCCGGCAGGCGCGGTAGATGCGGGCGCGGACCGATGACGAGGTCGAGAAGCCGCACTTCTGCTCGTCGAGGCAGCGATCCCGCGTGATGTCGCCGAGCACGGGGCAACCGACGGTCTCGCCCATCAGCGCGCCGCGGACGCGGGCCTCGACGATGTCGAGGCGCCCCTTGTACTTGTTGGCGAGCACGCTCGACACAACGGCGCCCGAGTAGCCAATCCGCCCAGCGGCTGCCTCGCCCGATGTCGCGCGGGCTTCATTCGCCAGGGCTTCGACCCAATCCGGAAGGTCGTTTCCCCAGGCGTCCTTCGCGACCTGCAGAGGATCGCGCTTGACCACTCCAGCCATCAGACCACCTCCGCGTTATCAGCGAGGGACGGATCGCCAACGACGACCTTGCGGTTCGGGTCGAAGACGAAGTGCGTGCGAAGGATCTGCGGCGCCAGCGGGCCCGAGTTCATTTTCCGGTTGAGGCGATAGATCGCGAGGCCGCCGGAGTTCTTCGCCGGCTGGAGCAACTGCAAGTAACCGGCGTCCGACAGGCGCTGCACGTAGGTCTTGGCTGTTACTTCGCCGATCTTCAAAACGTCGGTCGTCGCGATGCGGGCCAGATCGCGATAGGTGAACTGCTGCAGCGAGCGCATTGCCCGCCACATCTGTTGCTGCGCCGATGGCGGCGCCGGAGTGCCGTCGCGGCGGACGCGCGGCGCCTCGCTGGTCTTGACCTTCACCCGGTAGAGGTTGGCCTTCATCAACGTGCGGCCCGGCACAGGCTTCGTGCCGACCACCTCAATGAACCCGCCGCGCTCCAGCCGCGCGACGTACTCGCTGATCGTGGTGATCACCGACTTGACCGTTGAGCTGTCAATGTCCGCGACCGCCCAAGGCCCGCGCTTGTCGAGGTCCCGGATGATCTGCCAGATGGCCTCTTGCCCGGTCGAGATCGGGACCGAGAGCGGCAGGGTGATGATTGTCGAGGGCACCGGCATATCAGGCGCTCCGACGCTGGCCGGCGCTGATGTAACGTGCGCCCGGCGGCTTGTTGGTGTTGAACTTGGTGCCACCCCAGGCCGCGAGGTCGACCGTCTTCAGACCCTTGTTGCGGGCCACCCTCATCGCCTCGGCCAAATTGGTGCAGATGCGACGGGCGCGGCCGTCCGACTGCCGCGCGATCTCGGCCAGCAGGTCCGGCGCGATCGTCACGCCCCGGCACATGGCCGTGGCAAGCGCCGCCACGTCGTCCTGATCGCACTCCTCGGCGGCTGTCCAGTCCATCACGCGGCCGTGGAAGCGCTCGTGCACGGCGAGTTTGTCCGGCAGCATCTCTTCGCCAATCAGGATCACCGGGCAGCCGGCGACGTCGCCGATCTCGCGGATCACTTCGAGCATGCCACCCTTGCGCAGCAGTTTGTCGGCCTCGTCGATGATCAGCGGGCGGCGCGGATCGTCGCCGAGTGCGGCCTTCACCTGGTCGGCGAGGTCTGGAATCGTACCCTTGGGCTGGATGCGTAGTTCAAATAACAGCTCCTGCAGCAGCTTCTTGATCGACCACGTCTCGCCGACCTCGACCCGCACCGCGTTGGTCTTATTCTGCGCGTAGATACTTGCCTCGGTCTTGCCGAAGCCGCTGGGGCCGTAGAACACGCCGAAGCTCGGCAGGTGTGGCTCGCGGCTTTGCAGCCGCAGCGTCAACGTCATGAACGACGCGACGTTCTTCAGCGGAACCTGCCCACCCTTGACGACGTTGTTAGTTCCGGTCATCTTGTTCTCCTTCACAGTGATTGCTGACCCGTCGCGTCGGTCCAGGACGCGGCGGGTTTTTCTGTTTCCATCGGGTCGCCGTGCATCAGAGCGCGGGCCTGATACTCAGGGCCGGTGCGATAGCCGCCCAGCCACATCGCCTCTTCGGAGGTGACGGGATCGCCGGCCTGCAGGCGGGCGATGACATCGAGCGCCCGCTGCCAGCGTTGATGCGGGGTCTCTTCGGAGCGCAGCGGCACGACGGTTTCGTCGGCGATCAGCTTCGCCTGCATCGCGAGCACGTCGGACGATGGTGCGGGTGCTTCCTTCGGCACCATGGCGTCGAGCGCCGCGGCGATCGACGGGGTCGAATGCGCCTCTTCGCGCTTGGGCAGCGCGATCACGTTCGGCATATCGCGACGCCCGACCTCGAGGAGGCGATCGAGCAGCGCCGGGCCCTTGGTGAGCTTCTTGATCTCTTTCCTGATCGGGCGCGTCTTCTCTTCGTAGTACTGCGCCGTGAAATCCTTCTTGGCGCGCTGCAGCTCGGCCGGGTCGACGCCGGCAAGCTCCGGGCAGACGCCATCGCCCACATAGGTACCGCTGTCTGCGTCGAACGCGATGATCCGTCCTGCGTCGTTGGGATCCTGACGGACCAGCACGCGGTCGCCTGGAAAAGCCGCATTGATGACGTAGTGGAAGTGATCGACCCGAATGCCGAACTTGGTGACGGTGCGGATGCCGGCGACCGGCATCAGCAGCAAATCGAGCGCGCGGGGATCAACCGTGCGGATCGGTGTTCGGGAGGCGGCCGCGGCCAGCATCGGCGAGGTGCCAAGTGCCGAGTGCGTCCGCTGCTCGTAGAGGGTGTCGGTCCATTGATCGACATAGACCTGGAGCTGGGCGCCGGTCAGCGAAACGCCGAAGGTTTCAGCGGTCTGCTCGCCAAGCCGATTGGCGAAGCTCTTGCGGTCCTCGATCCGCTTCCGATCAGCGACGTTGTGGCCGATGAAACCGGGGAGCAGCGTCGCGCAATCGTGCTGGAAGG